AAATTCAATATTTGTTTTACGCTTAATAGCAGTAGTATTTTTATAGTGAGATTTTGCCCCGTTTAGCTTAACTTCATATCCAGACCCGTCAGCTAATACGTTACCTACTTTTTCTTTACCATCTGTTACAATCCAAAATTGATTTTTAACTACAGGTTTAGCAATTAATGTTTTTGTCATATTATTCCTCTGTGTAAGTATACTATGTTTAAATGTGTTTGTCAAGCCTATATTACTCCATACCAAAATGATTTTTAATAGCAAGTTTTACTTGATTAATACTACCCTGATGTTGTGCCAAATCAAAGGTAGTATGCACGTGTGGGCTAATCACTTCAGTAACTACACTTAAACATTCATTTACTAAAAGTTCAGTAAATTTGCCCACATCAAATGTTCCGTCCGTAATGCACTGTTCTGCTATTTTTTTAATCTTTTCATTATCCATACTTATCCTTTACTTAAATAATTTTACATCCTTGTGTTTAACAATTATAACACGATGTATTTTATCTTTATATTTAATCGGTAAATCTAAGTGAACACTAATTCGTGGACCTTCAATCTCATTAATCAATGTATCATTACCCACAGTACCTACGAATGGAATCTTATTCCATTTACCAATAATACGATCACCGATATTGTATTTACCCTGATATCGGTTTGCTTTGAAATATTCTGCTAAAGTTGGCATTATAACATAAACTGTTTTAATAGGTCACGGGCAATTGATACATCCTCAATATCATCTAGTACTGCAAATTGATATTCTTTTATGGAATTATGATATACCTTAATAAGGTCCATAGCATAACTCTTATTATCCTCATCTAAACCAATCCACCAAATATATAGTTCTTGTGGATTCTTTGCTAGAATAGATTTCAAATTGTTATAATCATAATCATCCATATTATTCTCCTAGTTGTTCCCAAACGTATTCAGATTCTTTCATATATGCTATAGGTTGTAGCCATCCATTCTTTATAGCTTCTATAATCATAAGTTTATATTGTCTTGGACATTTGTTGCTAATTTCAAATCCAGCACGTGGCGCCATAAGAAATCCATTATGAATATGAAAGTCAGGGTCATCCTGTCTTATTGTTTTAATAGTTTTGTCAGGCTTACTAAAGGTCATTTTTCTTGGTCAGCCAATGTTGTGAAAAAGTTTTTAACTTTTGTGTCATTATCCCAAGATATAGTATAATCATTATCCTTATCAGTTAAAGCAATAGCTTCGTCATACGTAACAACACGATGGCTTACAATTTGTTCACCCAAATACTTTTGGCTGAACTCTTTGGCCTCTTCCATTGTTACTGTGTCTAATGCCCACAATGATTTGTCTTTACCGTAATCGTCAGTACCTACAGGTACCTCGACCATATAACGCTTACGAAAGGTACCAATACATTCTACAAGAACCCATTGTGTTTCTTTCTTAGTTAACATAAAACTTCCATCTCCATTATCTTCCCAAATTAATGAATCCCCTTCGACCCAACCTGTTTGTTCTAACATATCCGGTGGAAACTCTAAGATAGAGTCGCCGGTAACAGGATCTTCCTGTAATTCAACTGTCCACATTGTTTTCATACTAAACTCCCTTGATAAGGACTGTTCAACCATTTTGCATATGTGTCTGTTTGTTCACTAATTTTAGTCAGTTCATATTTACCGCAGAATTTCATAAAGTGAATACCAACTTGAGGGGTAACTGTTGTACGTACACCCTCACGAATGTTTGTATCTACTGATTGTTTAATCTCATCTGGTTGACAAGTCAAATCAATCAATACACGGTTACGTTCATAATCATCACGTACACGATGTTCTACCCCATTATGATCAGCCCATCGTTGTAACATCATATTATTCCAATCAAAACCTTGTTTTTTTCTGTCAGCATACGCTTCCATCAAACCAGCTTTCTTTTGTGTACCTTTACTACGTACCCCGGGATATGCACTAAACACATTGTCGGTTGAATCACCACGCATACATTTCTCGAATAGGATATATTGTGGATCACCTAACAGTTTTGGTTCACTAGTTTTCTTATCCTTGACAATACGACCTTTGTCATCATAGTATCCGTCAAGTGTAATCAACTGATTAGTGATTCCATTATATTGTTTGGTCCTTTCAGTAATCAGTTGGATGTAATCAGTATCGCTACTAATAATGAAATGTTCATCCTCGGGATGTAGATGAACGAAACGTGCAATCAAATCATCTGCTTCTGCTTTAGGATCACGTAATACGCTTACGTTTGTTTTCTCACGCAAAAATGTAGTAAAATGTTCATACGTTTCCCAGAACATTTTATTTTCTTCAACCTCTGCTTCTGTTTGTGATTGTGTATCAACGATACGATTCTTTTTATATGGCTCGTAGTAGTCCTTACGCCAGCTTCTGCCCTCAAGACAGAACACAACATGGTCAATGCCAAATTTGCGAACTATTTGATTACACGATGCTAGTGTAAGATGTAGTGCCATTCCGATCTTTTCCCAAGTATCACTATTGCGAGAAGCAATGTGACGGGCACGAAAGAATGTATTAGCTGTGTCAATAAGTGCGTACTTCATGTGGATCCTATTACCTATTATAATATATGTATATTATACTTCATAACCCATTAAATAGCTAATATTTTGGTCATATTTTTCAATCAATCCTGTAAACAATCCAGTGTCTACAATTTTTGCCCTACGGCTTTGTTTTGGTTGTTTGTGATGTTCTTCACGTAAAGTAACCATTCTATGACATAAGCAACATAGGACCTCTACGTTTTTTTCATCACGGTTATCGTTGTTTCCGTCAACGTGATTAATATCAAGTTGTACTGGATCTAGGATTTCGTTTGCAGTACAAGGGAAACCATATTTGCCATTCTTATTGGCACATCCGGCATCCATTTTCCATTTGTCTACTTCATTTTTTCTAGAATTACGATGTGCAGAACACACTTGTTTGTTAACATTCTTTTGTTTACTATGTTGACCAACTGTATTGTGACAGTTGGGCATAGAGCATTTCATATGTTTAAGTGTTGTCATTAGCTTACCTCTGTTCTACCGTTACCTAAATCTTTTGTACGAATAACTCTTGCATCACGATTCTCAGGATCTGCTACCTGTTGCTCATACATCTCTAATGCTACGTTCCGACATACTGTCTGAAACCACCTATCAACTATGATCACATCTGTATCATCTTCACGTTGCCTATAACCTGCTTTGATAAGATTCAATACAAATTTGTCATTAAAATCTAAATCAAATGCACCATCATTGATATTCTCAGGATTGATTTCTACCTTAGTAATAGCAATATACGGTTCACCTGCCGCTGTTGCTTTTTCTTTTTCTGTGAGTTCAGTTTTAGTTTTGGCTTGTTTAGGAGTAGGCTTAGGAAGCTCTTTCCTAGCAATAGGCTTATCCTCTTGCTTTTTAAATAAGTTTTTTAGTTTTTCAAACATTTGTATCTTTCTAGTAATTTAAAGCTGGCAAGATTCTTTGCCTTCGATTCACACATCATATCAAAATTATCAATAAATGTCAATGCCCAATCATTCACCGCTTCGTTCCAATAGTAATCACTATGTGCCCGAAGTTTCTGTTTACTATATCCTGCTTCAATCAACGCATCATGGGCGGGACGTTCGTGTCGGGAGTGTTCAACAAGACAATCTTCACGGCTGACGGAGTAATGTAAAGTAGGCCTGACACCGCGCCAGCTATCCCTAACCATTTTAACCCGATCATCAGTCGATTGAATATATTCTCCCGTTTTAATCCAATGATGGTGAATGTCCATGACCGTAGGGACGAGGTCAGATAACGATAAGCAGTCAAGTAATCCATGTGTGTATTCTTCATTTTCTAGTGTTAGTGTGTTTCGTGCCTCGGGGCTGAGTCTACCATAAACATCTCTGATACCCTGAGGACCTTTTCTACCAGAGATATGTACATTGATTTTGATATCTTGAAATTGTTGACCATAACCCATCCAACGAGCCATGTCACAATGATATTCAAATTCTTCTATACTCTTATTTACTACTTCTTCACGGTCACTTGCTAAAACAACAAATTGGTCAGGGTGAAAACTTAGTCTAACATCATTTGCCCTAGCAGTTTCACCAATGGGTGCAAACCATCGTTGTAAACTATTTTGTACATCGGTTGATTGCCAAAATTCTTTGTATCCATCCATAGTATAAAAACTAAGCATATCGCTAGTAAGACGAACCATACGCAATTCGGGTTCTAATGTAGCTACACGCTTAACCAGTGCGTGAGTATTCATAATATTGCGTTTAGCAACATCCATAATCTTTTCTTCTACTACACTACGATTATTACGCTTTGCCCAAGCTTGTGTAGTTCCACCCGTATTAAGACCTTCGGCTGAAACAATTTCACCTTTTTTGTTGATTTCTGCCCATTTACAAGCAAAGCCGATGCGTTTGATATATTGATTTGTCAAAGTAATAGTCCAAAGTGATAAATAATAAGATACAGTGTAACACGTTTACGCAATAAAGTCAACTATTTACGGATACCACTATGAGATTTAACGAATTTATATCAGAATCAGATAAAAAAACCATGAGCCGTGCAGCCAAAGGCAATGAAAAATACGGTAAAGATGGTATGAAAGCATTAGCCAAAGCAGGCCGTGAAGGGGCCGGTGAAAAGAAACTTGACACCATTAGAGACAAATACGACAAGTATGATATTGATGAAGCCGCTAACCCAGCTCAACAGGCTGCTATAGCCATTTCTAAGAAAAAAGAGCAAGGAATAGATGAAGAAGAGGGTATGTTTGGTAGGTCAAAAAACGATAAACGTTATTTGGATAAATTTGATCCAACTGAAGTTATGAATATCAGCGATGATCCCGGAATGAAGGCGCACAAGACAACAGGAAAGGGTTCATTAAGAACCTCTAAGGAAGATTTAGAGTTTGCATTTGGACCTCCCGGAGAAGATGATACATGGGTTTTGGAATTTAGTAATGGGTTAATTGCTACTATATACCCTCAATCTAATAGTGCTGGTATGGATTGGATCATAGGTGGCAATCATCCAAACACAGAAGATTTTGTACATATGGCTTATTCAGCCGCACAAGATGAAGAACTTGAGGAAGACTGGCAAAAGACTAACAAGAAGGACAAAACTGACGGCATGAGCAGTAAAGCCGTTAAAGCATATCGTAGAGAGAATCCAGGATCAAAGTTAAAGACTGCTGT